TCAACCATGGACTATGTGTTCCATCAAATTTCGAAAAGTCTGTAGGTATGGCCCAAAGTTTGTTCAAACAAACTTCGGCAATCATTGTTGCAATTTGACGTGGTGTCTTGCAACACGCGTACCAGGGCACATCATACATGATGCAGTCCGTAAGACCATATACATATGCACTATAACGCATCTTAATATCACTGGGCAGTTGTGATATATTCCTGGGATGTGTAACCTTACCATAAACTTCTCGTTTTTGGAACGCTTTGACAACCATCTTCTCATCAAACCATGACCAAAACCAATCTAAAGCATATCTGATCTTCGATTGCTGTGTTGGTCTCGGTTGCCTACGTGATACTTCATCAAAGTCTACTGGATACGCAACTTTATCTGCGATCAAAAATCCAATAAACTTATCTGCAGCAACTTCATAAGCAATAGGTACATGTTTGACAAATGAACGTGGTTGGATGACTCGGCCCCTAATACAAGCTCGATCATTAGCTGGATGTTTCATAGGGACACCGGCGGTATTAGTGAAAGGTTGGACACCTTGAAAAACTAACCGCATAGTTTCTGTAGGTATATCAAAATCCACCTTGTCATCAACGCAGTAATAATGAGGATTACATTGCGGTAATGATAGAACGAAAGGTGAATGTCCAAACAATTCTGGTATTTCAGTCATAGCCTCAGCTAAAACCTGGACAGTACTCTCAGCATCAAAAGCCTTAGCCCAATCTGGTGTGCGATTTTTCTTCACACAATTCATTAGGAAAGAATGCAAGTTAGCCAATACTCCCTCAGCCTTGGCTTTCTTGATTTTCCCTAAAACAGTATAGGCTAATGGAAAAGGCAATGTGGCACAAAACTTCAGTCCTGGTTTTGAGACTGAAATAAACTCCACAAGCTGATTACCATCCATTCGCATAGCACGTGTTGTGACAAAATTCCCAAAGTTGAAAACCCTGCGAACGATATGCCGTGAGGCAAATAGAAAGAAGGAAATCCAACCATATGTTGTATAACGGGGAAAAATGCCAACCCAGCGTCTATGTGGTTGACCTGGGCAGCAAATTTGCTCGACACGGCTTGTTACTGAGCCCCACCAGTAATGGACTACTATATGATCAACTTCGTAGTTCCAAATCTGGTGTCGATATGTTGCACCACCCACAATTCTTGTTTCAATATAATTATCCAATGTTGTGGAAAACATGCCATCACGGATTACACCTGACACCTCATCCGGTTGGAATGTGTACATAATTATTGGAACAGCACGCTCTATATAACGATTGATATCTAGATAATAATCAACATCAACCATTACATATACACTGCGCGCAGTAGGTAGTGTGGTTCGATTATCAAATGCGTTCGACTTGAGGTCAAAAGG